TCATCTTGTTCTTGCAAATCTTTTTTGATCTGTTCTACCACAGCTTTGATGAGTGGAGACTCTAGATAGTTTTTTATGCGGGGCATAGTGTTAACATTTGCAGTTTTCCATGTCTCTGCCATAGTACCTGCCCAAGATGTTACCATTGTAGCTGTTAGATTTCAGCACGTCATGCTTAATCTGCCAGGACAACTCACAAAAGGTCAGGTATTTTTTAGTGCAGCAGAGCTCAAGGATCTCTCGTTTAAAATTCTCAGGTCCCAGTCTTGCTACATCATGTTTCAGGTCAGCTGAAGAACCATGATATGTAAGCCAATCAGACTCTTTGACAACCTTTTTAAAGATTTTTCTGGTACCTGTAGTTGTCTTTTCTCTTTTTGATAGTCTTGTCTTCCTTGAGGAGTGAAGACTTTTTTTACCAATGTAAAACTTGTCAGTTTTTAGATTAGTGATTTTGTAGACAAAACCTACAATTTCATTGTGGTTAGGCAGATCTTCTAATTGCAGAACAGCTTTGCCTGTAGGAGAATAAATCCAATGGTTCATAGAGTTTTGGGATTAATGAAGCTCTACAAAAGTAGTTAAAACTCTATAATAAACCAAAGTGATCAGGGTCTTCTTCAAGATATTTGCTTACTGCAATGTCCAGGCGAGGTACAAATTCTGCCATCGCTTTCTGCACACCATGTATTCTTACCACTTCAGCAATGTCTTTTTCCAATGGTATATAGATAAATGGTAGGCCGTGGCGTTCTTTGTAGTTCTTCATCGCTTGAATACCTGCCTGGTCACTATCAAAAACAGTGACAATAGCCAAATAAACCTGCTTAAATTCTGTCATTAAGTCATCGCTAAACATGGTGTTTTCGCTGTCAGGAGCAATAACATCACAGTTTAGATTCATACTTTTGATAGCAAGACAGTCTTTCAAAGAGGATGCAATTACCAAATAAGGTTTGTCCTCCAACTGGTCATAGCCCTGGGTGTGATTACAAAGTTTGATAAATTTGCGCTCACGGTTTTTGGGCTGATAGATTTTGTAGAGCTGACCTTCCTGGTTAAAGTAACCATAGATAAACTTGCTGACCACTTCAAACTCTTGCTCAACATTGTTGTCACCACTTTTTTTCTGCATAATATAGCGCGCTATAGGTACGACATTGTACTTTTCTAAAAGCTTGCTAGAAATATTGTAAGAGCCCCAAAAAGCAGCGTCATCTTTGGTCCATTGTCTGACTTTGTAATCAGCCACTTGCCAGCGTGCGTGTTCAATAATTTTAGTCTCACAAATTTTACCAGAACGCTGATACGCTACATAGTCGGTGATAATCTTTTTAGAAGCTTCTGCAAAACCTGTATTCCACAGGTGCATCATCAAATCCACTGCGTTGCCTCCCTTGCCGGTGGAGAAGCACTTGTAGCGGTATGATTCTGCCTCTTTGTTGTAGTACAAGTACATGGACGGTGTCTTGTCATTGGGATTAAACAAAGAGTTAATGCGTACACGTTGGCCTGTCAAAGGCTCTGGAAGACCCAGGTAGTTTTCAAAGATCCAAGTAACTGGAACATGATTGACATCCTCAATAAAATGTTTGCTTGAAAACATAACTTCTGGGGAAAGCACAGAAAAAAAGGGATGAGAAATGCTTCCCACCCCTTTAATTCTGTTGCTGGGTTAAAGATTAGGGAAGTCTCAGATCTGCAATACCTGGGGTAGTAGTTTGAAACTGAACTTGTGTAGTTGTAATCCCATTAGAAGACGAGACATTCAACATGTCCATAGGATTTCCTTGTGGCATTTGCTGGCCAGAAAAACTACCCACAGTTTCAGCTACATCTTCTGTTTTTACTACAATGTGCTTGGCACGATCAAAAGTAAGCAGGTTCAGCGGCTGACCATTTTCATCTTCTACTGCAGCAAAAGGAAGCAGTTTTCCTTCAGGCTTTGGGTAAAACATGCGGTAGTTAGGCTTGTCATAACCTTCAGTGAAGTATTCTTGACCGCCAATGGTGTGATGAGCCCATAGTTCTGGATTAACAACATAATTTCTGACAGCATCCACGTACTCCTCAATAGTAGTCGCCTCTACGTTGTCAGCATTCATCTTGTCCAGTACACCTAGTTGCTTGGCAAGGTTGTTCACCCAGCGAAAAATCTGGTCATCGCGCTGAATAGTACGACCCTCATAGGTGTAGGTGGTAAAAGGATAGCGTCCTGAACGCACGTTGGCAATCTGCCCACGGTAGTTTCCACGTGAAGGGTCATTCTTGTCAATGGCAATGCCCTGAAAATCATCACCTAGATCAACACCTTCCAAAGTCAGAACTACAAAGTAAGGCTCTTTTTCTGGAGAGTAGGGTGGCCTGTCAAGCTTCAGGTCAATGACGCGACAATAATGAGTGCCTGGACTCATAATCTTAGGATAGTTACTTCCTGCGTTGGGGTTGAATTTTTTTGAATTAAACATAGTTTTTTTGTTTTTAAGGTTTTAAATGGTTAGTCAATAAAAATTTTATTCCAGTTATGTGTCACTGATCCATCTTCATTTACTTCAGAAACAATAATTTCTGCATTGCGAAGATGTTCAGGACGAGCACCACAGGCAATGTCATCTGAAGTTTTGAAACTCAGAATGTTTTTGTTGCCTTTGCGGTACAAATAGCCAATTGCATCAGCATTAGAACTGGTGATGCGTTTTAGTTTACCTGTAAGGTCAAGGTCCAGTGAATTAAATTCTGAACCATTTTTTTCCAGAAGCGTGTCCTTAATGTGTCCTACCAAAATCACATGTGGAGCAAGACCTTTCAGCATGTTCAGCATAGTTTCAAATGCCTGGCGTAACCATGGGTAACCAGCACCATTGGCCATGTTCAGGATAGAACCATACTTTTCTTTACCTCCACCAGCTTTGAACCAGTTGGTACCCATAGAGCTTTTAGAATAGTTGTATTCCGCCAGTGGAATACACATTTCTTCTAACGCAGTAATTGTGTCAACTGCAATATACTTGTAGGGCTTACCTGCTTCTAAAATAGCACGAGCAATGTTACTAAGCTCTGTGACATTTGAAGCTTTGATTTTCATTGCGTCTATGTAATCTGTACCATTCTCAAGATCTATAATCAAGCAGTTCTCAAGTTTGGAAAGCAGTGTGGTTTTACCCACCTTAGGTTTTGAGAAAATGATTAAGTTTTTAGGACTTTTTACAGCAGACTTTATTACGCTGGTAGGTAGAACTACACCCTGGGGTTTTACTTCTGTTGTTGCCATTGTTTACCTTTTGAAATGAGTTGGTTTAGCCATTTTTTGTTACTCATAGGAACATTCTGCAACATGCAATACAGATCGCGAATGGTCATTGAAGAGTAATGATTGTCATCTTTGTCAACAAAAAGTTCTGACAGTTCTTCTTCCATGTTAAAAAGACCTGTAGCATCGTCATTGTCAATTGCATTTCCTAAAAATGCAGGTTTTGAAGAAATTTCAGGAGTCAGTGCTCTTGCGTCAGTTCGGTTTACAAGATCAAAGTCAGACAACTTTACAGCATAAGTAGAAGTTGGAAGCTTGTCAGAAAGAACTTCAACATATTTGCTAGTTTCTAAACTCCAGTTAGGATTAAACTTTAGCCTGTAAAGTGTGCGATGTTGTGGATCATAATAATTCTGATTCCAGTCAAACAGTTCTAAGTAATAATCTTGACCACTGTTAAGTTCATTAGGAAAGAAACGTACACAAGGAACACGAGTGCCATCATTGCTGAACTCTATACCCATGTAGCACAGCTTAGCGCCAAATTTAGGGTTGCTCAAGCCCATGTTATCAAAGAGCGGTTGCCAAAAAGTACGATACTCTGCTGTAATCACAGGTATTTGTTTTTTTGGCTTTTCAACACTTGTTGTCATAGAAAATTGTTTTTTTTTTGTTAAGTTATTTTTTAGGAATCATTCTTGGTATTGGTGCTTCAGTTATTGTCATAGTTTCATATTGAGCTTTGTACCAGTGTATTGCAGGTTCACCAAAGCGATTTTTAAGCACGTGCATTGCTAATAGGTATTTGTCAGTAATTTCAAAACGCTGTGGTCCATAAAGAGCCAGGTTATATTTTGCAGGACGGTTGTATGCAATCATAACATCTGCACACTGCAAAAGATAATCACTGCCAAATACATCAGCCTCTGTGGGATAATTGCTCAGCATTCCTGGTTTTTGACGTTCTGCGTCATCAATGTCACGATTTAGCTGAGTCAAAATCAAAAATGTAACAGGAAGCCTGTTCTTCATTTCTGTCAGCATGGTTGCTAAGTTTTGCAAGGTTTGCTGTCTGCTGGTTTCAGAAGCTCCTTGCTTTACAAGCAAAGTATGGTCAAGAGTAACTACCACCGGTTTTCTTATCTCAGTGTAAAAACTTATAATTGCAGCTTGCATTTCATTGACAGTAAGCGCTTTGTCAATAATGTACTCCTGTCTTTCTCTTTGAGTAGAGGCATATCTCTCAAGTTTTTTTAAGTCTTCACTTTTGAGAGGTGGAAGACCATCATCTTGAGCGCTTTGCATGTAGCGAATGTTCAAGTTGGTAGCGCTTGAAAGTTCTCGCATAGCCATGTTGCGTCCAAGCATTTCAAATTGAAAATGCAACACTGCAAAGTTTTGGTCGTAATTAAGCACCTGAAGCTCTCTAGTCAAAGATGCTGCTATAAGTGTTTTACCAACACCAGGTCTTGCAGCAATCACATACAGTGACTGCCACTCAATGCCGTTTAAACCTATCTTGTTAAAAGTAGGCCATTGAGTTTTCAGTGACTTGAGTGAACCATTAGAACGCTTTGTAAGATAATCAATGCTCTCAGACATAATATCTCCATAGCGTTTCCAGGGTTTTTTGGTGGTAGCATCAACTGGTGATGCTGAATGTGTCATAGTTAATGGTGGTTTTGAAGCGTTTGAAGATATAGGTGCCTCTGCATTAACAGACTTAAACATAAATAGAATACTGGGATAAGAGTTCAAATATACAAATACTGTAGAACATAAACAAGTGAACGTCTACAAAATAGTCAAATTGTCATTACTGCCAGTTTATTTCAGGTTTTCCCAATGCGCGCAGGTTATTGTTGACTTTGTTGAATATATCCTCACAATTCCAATGTTGTTCTCGCTGGTAAGCTGCAGACGCAGGGTGAGAAGCATAGAGTTTAATGTGGTGATCTCCAATAAGATCACTATATTCTTGTGCTTTTTTGCCCAAAAACACCCATATTATGTCCTTTTTTTGGGTATTTAACATGTCAAACAAATACCCTATTAAACTTTTCCACAATTCTAAGTGTTTACCAATTTTACCTATCTCTGTTGTCAGAGAGGTGTTCAACATAAGAATACCTTGCCTGGACCAATTGGATAGGTCTGGACTAAGCTCTTTGACAGTTATTTTACCTTCGTAAACAGTGTCAATTATTGCCCTTTGCATGTATCGCAAGGATACTTCAGGTTTCATTGTGTTGCTACAACTAAATGCAATGCCGTCTGCTACACCCATTTGTGGGTATGGATCTTGCCCTACAAAAACTACTTTAAGTTCTGCAATAGGACACTCTTGAAAAGCTCTAAAAACCTGTCTTAAAGGAGGTGTAAAACGCTTATTATCAGCTACATACGTTTTTAAGGTTTTGATAATATTTTCAAAATCTTCTGATACCAGAAAACCTTTAAGCAAGTTGTGCCAGCCAGATGGTCTTAGCATTTCCTGCAGTTTGTCAATAACTTGCTCATGGTCAAGTACTTGCTCATGGGTAAGTGTAGAATTTGCAACTTTATTTTGCATAATGTGTAGAACTTGTGTTTTTTTGATTGTATTTTTGTAGACTATAATCAAATCCCATGGAAAACCAAAACAGCACATCTAGCACAGGTTCTGTAATGATTGATGTCATTAAACCTGAAACTCTGGTCAGTATCTCAATGAGTTCTGGCTATTATAGGAAAATTCAAAGCGCTCTTGCGTTCTTTATTTCTGGTAAATCAACAGAAGAACTTAATAGCGCACATCAACAAATTTCTTCCCAGGATATAACAGAAGAGTGGGTAAGTCACTATGAAACGCTGTTAATCTTGGCAAAAGAATTTGAAGATGTTGCTAGAAAAGAAGGGTTCATTGTGCAAGTCACACAAGAGAAGGCAGCAGAAATGCTGAAAGAGTCTCTTTAAACAAGGTGATGGCCAAGCAAATGACCTATTTCAATGCATGTGTCTATTGCTTTTGACAATTCATCCTTGCTGCAATCTGCAAAACTTTTGAGCTTCCAGTCCTGAGAGCGGGTCCCTGTAACAACATGGAGACCCGCTTTTCTTTTTACTTCATCTTTGATTTCATCAAAGGTGTGACCTGTAAATTCTGCAAGTTCTCTCATCATTGTGTGAATCCTTGCAAGTTGAGGTAGTGTTTTGTCATTTTTTGAAGCTAAAGACATGTACACTTCAATAGTGCTATCTTCTTTTAAAGCCATATTAAACTGTTTCAGCTTGCCCATTTCTCTTTCAGAGGCTGGAATAAGCTGACCATTTTCACCTTCGTTTAACTGCTGCACACAAGAAAGCTGCAATACTTTACCAGTTTTAAACATCTCAAGATTGGCTTCGCTATCAGGGTTTTTGCTGTGATAAGAAAGTGTACACACACGGTCCGCTTGTTCTGTAGTGTTGCAAAACACCAGGCATTTTTCATGAATCATGTTTAGCAGCCTTCTTGCATAACGTTCTTTTGATGAAAATTGCATGAGTGCTTGCATGCGCATGATGCGAAAGATTTTTTGCTGGGTGCTATTAGGGTTTGCACTTAAAATCCTGTCTGTCCAATACTGATAGTTGGCTTGCTCAGAAGTCATAAAATAACCACCTTTTTTAAGCTGTACGCGATGATTTTTTACAGTGTCTAAAGGAATGGTGTGTACAACAATCCGATAGTCATTAAGGATCTTATCCTCTACGGCATCATCAGTGATGTAAGTGTAAACGATAGGGCAGTACTTTGACACCATCTCACCCTTTTCTGATTTTTTGAAACGCGGTGGTGTGCCAGTCAGACCCAGGATCTTGCCTGGAAAAGTTGACAGATAAAAATCGTGAGTGTACAACATACTGTGACACTCATCTAGGTAAACCACATCATAGTCCCTGGTCTTTTTGCTCAAAGACAGGTAAGTGGTAAATTCAATATGTTCCAGCAAGTGGCTGAGTCCAAACTTTTCAGCATCTTCTTTCCAGGACTCAAAGATGCTGACCTTTGGGGCTACGACCAGAAACTTTCTGTAGCCGTTAGCGTACTCCTGCTCCATGTGACGCAGCCCTATAAGAGTCTTTCCAACTCCCATACTTATAGCCAACCCAGAACGATACTTGTTGTGTATCGCTCTGAGGGCTTCTTGCTGAATCAACTCACGTTTGGTCAATTCAGTCATTATGATTTTGTATTAGTTATTTTTTACTTTACGCGATTTTTGTGGCGCAGGTGTTTTGCGGACACCAGAGGTTTCTTCTGTTTTTACTGGAGAAAGCTTTTGCATTTCTGTTACAGGTTTGTCAGAAACACTTGTTTGACTTTGTGCAGTCTTACCGCGTTCTTCCAAGATTCTGTCTTTGTCAATCCAGTAGATACCTAACAGCGTTGAACAAAGAAATCTGCGTAGTGCAGAAGGTTTTTTTTCAGTCCATAATAACAGACCTTTTTCATCTTGTGCGTCTTGTTTAGTAGTTGCACCAATGATGTAGTAGCCAATGAATTTTTTCATAAAAAGTGTGAAGTGTTTTTTTTTAGGGTTAGAGTATAGACCAGTCTTCAGCAAGCATATCTGTTTGAGTTGCCAGCCAGCCGGTAAGAATTTTCTTGTCAGCAGTAAACATTCTGATGCTGCCAAGTGCCTCAAAAGTCTCTCCGCCTACCTGCTCTTCAATAACCTGGCGAAGTGCAGGGTCATGAATGGCTTTTGTAGGAACAGTTCCTGCGGGAAGCAAAAACAAAAACATGTTCTTGCCATTCCAGCCACTGCGTGCAACGCGATGTCCTTGCTTAAGCGCCTCAAGGGCTTCTCCAAAAGTGCCTTTGCCAAGGTGAAGTAGACCTAAAAGTCCAAAACCAAAAGGTCCAGATGATTCTGATTGTTCCATTACGTTTTTTAAGATTTTGACTTAGAGTAGATAGACCATACAATAGCAATAGAGGCTAATACTGCACCTGTTAGTTCCTGCACCTGATCATCAGAAGCCCACCCATTGGTGGCCAAAATAGCACCAAATGCAGAAAAAAGGTGTCTAACTACACCAAGCCATTGTTCAAGAGTTAAGTTTTTCATAAGATTATTGTTTAATAAGGTTAAACTCTGGATTCTGTGAGAAACATTTCTTTAGCGTCAGCGGGGTGTTCCTCTACCCACCGGTGACAGCTTAAACATAAAGGGATCCAGGTAGCACTGTCAAGATAGTACTTACCACGACCGCGTGTATGATGTATTGTCAAGTCTTGTCCTGTATGATGCGTGCAGACATGCAGCTTAGCCCTACAGGTACTGTTCTCTGGCTGATCCAGGAACTGCTTTCTAAGTTTGGAGTACAGCTGATCCAGCGGTTTGCGTTTGTCAGAAACAGGCTTGATCAGTTTTGATGTAACTGGCTTTGTAGCAGGAGTTTTCTTCATCCAGCAATCTTTGCAGAACTTCTGTCCTTCAAAGTTTTTCCAGATGAGTCTATCCTCCCCACAACCTGCGCAAGGCTTGAGTTTTGCTTTAATCATGACATGCGCGCTTACGTTAGCGGCTTCTTAAATATCATCAGGTCCTGTATAATCAATATCATTAAGCTTTTCCTCAGATGGAATGTCTGTGAGTTCTTTTATGCCAAGCTCTTCTTCAATGCTTGGTTCTTCAAGAAAATCAAAGTCATCATAATCAGCTTTTTCGTTACTTGGACCATGTCTAAGGACACTTAAGGCAAAAGGGTCGTTAACCTCTTCACCAATGTTGTATGCCATAAACATATTAAGTTCATCATCGCTCATACTGAGGTATTGCTCTAGTGAAATCTCTATACACTTTCCGTTAGGTAGTTGATATAGCATTTTAAGTAGGCAAGTAGTTGCCACTAAAATACTACATGTTATAAAGATGCACCTCTGCAAATATACATGTTGTAGAAGTATTTTGCACTATATTGCTATGATTTTAAATGTTAGCTCTTGATAAAAAGTTTATAACAAAATCTTTAAAAGAATTTTGAAGCTTATAATGTTTATCAGTTGCAGACTGTAATAATATTTTTTGATTTACTGTGTCAAGTGTAATAAGTAAGTTTACATCTGCATATAGTTGAGTACCTATACCAAAACCAAGATCAGTATTCCAGCACTCAACTGGCACCATTTTGCAAAAGACCATTTTAGCAAGATAATCAGGGTCATCCCAGCGTTGACGCATTGAAAGGACACTGTGTATATCATTAACTAAAGAACCAGCACCGCTGTGTGTGTACAGATAAACTCGACCATAGGGTCCTACAATTTCTACTTGACCACTGTCTTTGTTGATGTTCATGTCACAAACTTTTTAAATATTTGTGACAAAAGAGCCTTAGTTAAAAAGCTCTCTTGTCACCAAATACTGTTGTTAGTTTCCTGTAGAACCAAATCCTCCAACTGATCTTTCTGTATCAGAAAGAGTATCTGTTTCTTCAAATTCTACTTGAGGGTAAGGAATAATCATTAACTGCATGATCCTGTCACCAACTTGGTAGTGGTTCTTATCCATACCTCTCCAGTTAAAGGTAGCCATAATCTCACCGCGATATCCTGAGTCAATCACCCCTACTGAGTTGCTTAGTGAAAGGTTTTTGTTGCGTACAGAACTGCGTGGGAAGATAAGTCCTACATATCCCTCAGGGATTTCAACAGCAAGACCAGTTCTGTAGTGCACCTGTTCTTGTTGTATATCAATTGCAATTGCTTGCAAATCCATGCCAGCGTCCCCAGGTTTTGCATAACTGGGTATCACAGCGTTAGGATGTAGTTTTTTGATTCTGACTTTCATAAGGTTTAGTAAGGTTTGAGATAGTATTCAACACGCAATTCTGCAGCCCAGTCATAAATTATAGCTTGCACTTTCATGTGATATGGAACGTTGTCTTTAAAAATGTACACAACAGTGTAGTTTTTGCCATTCTTGTCTATACCATTGTAGGAATATTCTGTATGCCCAGGTTTTTCAAACTTTTTAAGAGCTTTGTTGAGAAAAATAAAAGTCTCAACTTGGTTGTCTACTTGAAGATGATTTTCACTCATGCAGTATGTAAGATCACTTGCGCGAGTAGAAGAGTGCACAAATGTATTTTTTGAATTGTCCCATTTGTAAAGACTTACATAAAGCACATCAGTACACCGCGTTTCTTGCGCAATGCTTGCAAGCGTTGAAAATATCAACGCCAAGAGTATTAAAAGTTTTTTCACAGTTGTGAGTTTAAGTTGTAAATAAGTGCCCTTTTGTCAAGTTCTGTTTGTACAATTTGAACTTTTTGTTTGGCAATATCTTTTGACTCAACGCCTTGTTCAGAACACCAGGTCATGTTTGAATGTTCCTGGTGTAACTGTGTAATGCTTAATTTTCTAAGCCATTCAGTGTATTGAACATTATTCATTAGGTGCAGTAAAGTTCTACAAATATAGTAAAAGTCTACAAAATAAGCAAACTGAAAAGAGAGTCACCCCTCTTTTCAGTGCTTATTCATGTGTTTTTAGTCAAAAATCCTTGAGACAGAGTTGTCAAAAGGGTTAAACTCCACCTGGTTGGTTTTGTAATAGACACCAGTTGACAAACGAATAGTGCCATGTTCCTCATGAGTAACAAGGGCAAACTCGTCTTTGATCTCAAACTTGATCGTTTCTTCACGCATTTCTGAGAAACTGATCTTAGAAGCAGCAATTACTGCATGTGTATTGGCGCCCTCACCTGTGGCAAGAACAAGCCGGTCATGTGTTTTGCTCATTTTAGCTTTGTGATTTTAACAGTTTCAGGTAGTCTTCTTTTTCAAGATGATGCAGATTACATTCTTCAGAGTTCTCAGAAGCCTTGGCAATAATGATATCACCTTGCCTTACAATGTATTCTGGATTTGTAATGTTGATTCTAAATGTCCAGGCAATAGCCTTAATAGCGTCATTGCTTTCACCAATCCACCTTGGAACATAGATCCAATACTCACGTCCTGTGGTAGTACACCAACAACGCACCGCGTAAGCATCTGCGTTAGAGCGACGCCAGCCCTCTTTTTCTTCAGGAAAAAGCTTATCACCAGGGATTTTGTACAGTTGATACTTGTCCTGAACAGTTTCAACATGAGGATTGCCGTTGATGTCTGTCAAATGATTTTGAAACTCAATCACTTGTTCGTCTACAAGTTCTGGCTTAAGTTCTTGAAACACTTTTTCAATACCCAGTGCCTTAAAGAAAAGCCTGCGCATCTCAAGATTTGTCTGAGACATTGCTATTGCCACTGTTGCAGGAAGAATGCTGTCCCACTCTTTGGCACAATGCTCGCCAAAAGCTTTAAGAGGTTCTTGTGTAATTACTTTTTTTTCAAAGTCGCTGAAGTTTGGGTATGCCGTTTTCCAATACATCAGAGCGTTGTCATAAGACACACCTGTGTGTCCTTCTACATGGTAAGTTAATTTTTCAAAGTTCATGGTTAATCCTCCTCGTTAGTTTCTTCAAGCATTTCTTCAAGACAAATATCTACATCACGTGGGTCGTAGACATGTACACTGTAACAGTAATCTTCAATTACACCTACTAAATACTCTCCTTCTTCTGTAAGATTTTCTCTTTCAAAAGTCACCCACTGATAGGAACTTGCAATTTCTTCATCTGTAGATCCTTCTACTTGTTCTAAAACTGCTTCAAATTCTTTTGTAAGTTGTTCTTCAAGAATTTGTTGTACAACAATTCTTTCAGGATGGTCAAAACCATTGGCTATTGTCAAATTGACACTGGTTTTGTTGCTTTCATGAGCCTCAATCAATACTCTGTCAAAAGGAATGTGTTTTGGAATTTTAACTGTGATGTGACAGTCAAAAGTTTTTCCTTCTTCTTCAGAATAATTATCTTCACCTTGAAAAGACTTTGTGATAGGATCGTAAGTTGCACTGCCTGAAGCACTGAATTCTCCTGCCCACGATCCATAATCTAACTGGCTATAAATCATGTCTACTAAAGCTTCTGCTTCAGGTTCTGATGTTTGTTCGCCATCAATTTCAAAATAAACCCAGCCACTATCTCCTCCACCTTCCCACTTAATCTCAAGAAATTTGCCTTCTGCTACTTGTGCATCGCACCAGTTCATCAGGTCTTTTATTGTAAAATCTTTTGTTTTACTCATGGTAATTTAGGTTGTTTATGTGTAACAAAATCAGACTTTTCTTCTGTCATTTGCTTAAGCATTTTTCTACCGTCTCCTGGCTTGTACATCCAGCCTACAATAGTCATGTTGTCAAGGTAGTCTTTGATGGTTGGTATCCATCCTAAGTCTTCTTTAATGTGTTGTTCACCAATAGCTCTTACAGGGACCATGCGTCCATCAGAGTTGGTGATATAGGTGCCAAATTGTTTTTCACACCAGAAGATACCTTCTGAGTGATGGCGCAGTGCTCGGTGACGCATGTCAGGGTAGTGCGCTTTGGTTTCATCAAACCAGTTGTGAAGCGGAAGATAGTCATCTACCTGACCGCCCCACTGTTTCTGGCTTGAAATAGCATGATGCAATGGATGGCTCATGTTTTTTGTTTAAATAACTTTTGCATTCTTTGCTCAAGATTTTCCCAGTAACCTGAAGAGTTCATGTGCTTGTAAGCAACTTCAACATGTTCTGGAAATCCTTTGGCAAGTTTTGCCTGGTTGTGAATGTCAGCATTCATAATACACTCGAACAAGCTTGTCATAAAACTGCCTGCTGTGTTGTGTATAAAAAAGTAAAGCTGCTGCTCTGCTTCAGACGGTTCTGTGTCATTCAAAGAATTAACAAGTGACTCTGTTATATGCAAAGCGTCGTCTCTGTTTTTTGCCATAAAAGGCCCTACAACATGTTTGCAAAATGGAGATTCATTTGCTTCAATGATGTCAATCGCTTCGCGATATGGTTTTACTTGGTAAGTACCAGAAACATGCTGATAGCCCCACCATTCTTGATGATCACTTGAATTACTCATCATCAACTTGCTTTACAATAATGTCAAGTTGGTCACCAATGTTTCTTAATGTTTTAGCAAGATGTTTTGCTAAACTTTTTAGAGAATCAGGATCAAGCGTGTTTAACCACTCAGATTGTTTTTCTTCTGGGCAGTCTTCAAAGCAGGTAGGTTCCCTGCGTTCTTCGTCATCAAATTTGTGGAAGATGTACACTCCACTTAAGTTTCTGCGATTCATCTTTGGTTCTATTATTTTGTACTACACAGCTTAGAAATGTAGCTTTCTACTTCTCATTAAGCTGTTATGATGTCATTCGACGATTTTGTTGAAAAAGTTAGCATTAATCCAATCTTCTGCTTCACCCACATTAGGTGGAGCCTGGATGACCCAAGTGATCTCCATGATTTCCTCTGATCCATTTTCATGGTCTTCAGTCACAACAACTGTAAATTCAAAAGTTTCAGTCTGAATTTCATCTTCCCACTGAGAACAATCGCAGGTGTACTCTCCACTATAGTATTTGGTAGAGGAAAATGGAGTCTTTTCTATTGTAAACTTTCCTTTCATGGTTATTATTCTTCATCATTAAAGTGAACAGACACAGACACCAGTTCTCCCTGGTCGTCATAGTTGGCAAACACTGGATAAATTCCATCACCACAAGCAGTGCTGAAAGCAACAGCTACACCGTCATGTCCCAGCTTATAGTTAAGCTGACCATGTCCTTTGGCAGACAAGGTAGCTTTACAGCAAGCGTTGTAACTGAAATTGTGCATGGAATCAGGACTATCAAGTTCTTTCCATTCACCGGATGCTATTAGCTGGTTCATGGTTTGACCACCATATTTTGGAATTGGTGTATCATACTTAGCAAAGTCTACACGATACTGCAAAATATCACCTGTAGTTTTGTGCTGGTACTTTCTGATGTCCTGAAACTCTTCTTTTTCCCAATCAGAATCAATGTAGCAGGGATCACATAAAACAAGCTGACCTGAGTCAACTCCTACTACTCCAATTTGTACTTTTTTCATGTTGTTTTTTTTTTTTAGGTTTTACTAATACTTTCAGATGAACCTGATAAAAAGCTCCATGTTTTAACAGATCAATTGGTAATAATTCATCATGTTTGTTTTCATCAGGTTCCATTACTTAGTTTTTTAAGTTCTTCAATTTCAACAAGCACCCTGTCCATCTTCTCAGAAATTTTCAGGTTTATTTTGTTTGTGCTGCCATGTACATAGCACTCACTTAAAGACCTATAAATAGATTGCAACTCTTTCATTTTTGCATTGTTTGCAGAAGTTTTTGGTTCTTCTTTGCGATTCTTGTAAATAATTTCTAAAGCGTCATCTAAAGAAAAATCCATTCCTTTTTCATGCAGCTTTGCAAAAACATCTTGAATGGTTGCTACAATTGTCAAATTGTCAATGTGAACCTCAGTCATTGCAAGAGCGATTCTTACAAACTCAGGCTTCAGGGTCTTTAATGGATATGTTGTTTTCATGTCGGTATTGAAGTTCTTTAGCAATAAGTTTTAAGTGCCACTCCGCACCACCAAACGCTAAAACAGCTGCCAAATGTTCATCAGTCATTTCAGCAAGTTTTACCCAGGTGAGTGGTTCTTTGCCACTTTTACCTCTTGAGCCACGTGTAGCATACTGTCTTACTTTTTCAAAAGGTTCATCTGCATATACAGTCAAAAGCTCAATTAATTCAAGATCTAATGCACCATGACGCAGATAGCTCATACCTCCATCAACAGAAGCATGATTAGGACAACCACAAGTATTGTAATCATGGCGATGACGACTCACAATTGTTTTTGAACAAACTTTGCATAAAACAGCGTTATACACAATCTGTCTTTCAGTTATTTCTTTACTCATAGGATCAGTTAAAAAATGTAACGAATGTAATTCCAAGGGATGATGCTTTCATGCAGCTTTCTAAAATCAGCAATGTAACCAGCTTTCAAAGAAGCTTTGTATCTTAGGTTTACACCTCCATATTGAGATACTTTATCTTCTTGTATCTCAGGGCGCCAGATAAGACTCTCACCGGCGGCATTGTTTTTAAGGTTTTGATGATGTCTTGCTGTGTTATGCGTAAGAAAAATAACTTCTGCTTTTACAGCAGGTTTGTACTCGTCTTTGACAGCATTGTTCAAGTCTTCAAATAATTTCTGATAGTTTTCAAGCCAGTTATCTGTGACGATTACTGGTGAAAAGTTCACATGTACATCATAACCTGCCTCAACAAACATGTTGATAGCATCAAGACGTTCTTGAATGCTTGATGTTTCAGGCTCAAGCACATCTGCATAGCATTGTGGCATTAAAGAAAACCTGATGCGTATTTTTTTCTGAGGATTGTATAACAACAGCTTCTTGTTCACATACTTGGTGGCAAAAGAACCCATAATTTTTTCGTTCATCTTGAAAAAATCAAATATCTGTTGCCAGTTGTGGTACTTCAGATGCAACGCAAAGTCTTCATTGCAAGAAATGTCGTAAGTGATCAGACTTTCATGTGTCTGATTAGGTTTTTCTACCTGAGCAAACCAGCTATGATTGTTGATAGCAGTGAGGATCTCTCCTGTGTTTTTGGCAATGTCTAAGCCAGTAGGCTTATGTCGCTTCATGTAACAGTAAACACATTGAAACAGGCATCCGTGCCCAAAGCTGGGTGAGATAAAGTCTGTGCTTCTGCCACTTTCTCTAATGAGCATGGATTTTCTGTCAATAATCTTCATGGTTTAATTTTCTTATTTCCCATTCAGTGTCTAGTGCCTGGTTATAACTGTAGTTTTTACTACATTTGCCACAGGTCAGGTGTTCATCATGGCGGATAGCCACGGTGTCTTCTTCAGTGATGTGCGGTTTACAATTGGTACAGTCACAAGCGTTTGGTGTCTTACAATGCGGACAGTAAAATGCTCCTTTCATAGCCAGCCAAGTTTTAAGTGTGCGATTTCTGTACGTTGACCGGTGTAACTCTGATAGTCATCCCAATCATCATTGCAGTGATACACCACAAATGCGTGGTAAGGGTCTTCTGGAAAAGACTTAATGATACCATGTTCTTTAGCTCCTTTGTGCACATATGTGACTTTGGTGCCTTCAGTCATTAATTGCATGATTGTGTGAGTCATAGAAACAAAGGGTACAGCGCATTAACACTGGACCCTTGTTCTCTACTAATTAATTAACAGGTTTGTAAAGCATAGGTGCTTGACCGTATACAGGTAGCTTGCCATCCCAACGCTCAATCCATTGCTGTTTAAGCAACATTTCTGTAAGAGTGCGTTGTTTTAATGCATTAGCTTCTGCTTCTGCTTTAGCAGATGTCAAAAGTGCTTGTGCATTACCTTCAGCAGTAGCAACTTTAATTTTAGCTTGTGCTTCAGCAGATTTAACTTGGTTTTCAGCAGTAAGTGCTGCTTGAACTGCGTTGTTCTTAGCTTCAATAGCTTTCTTGAAAGTTTCTGGATACACAAGGTTAGAAGTAAACTGTGCCAAAACAAATCCTTCAGGATACAACTGTGACTCTAATACTTTACGCACTTTAACTTCAAACTGCTCACGATTAGAAATAAGTTCATCAGCAGTATAAGAGTTGGCTACAATACGAAAAGCGTCATACACAGCAGTTTTAAGAAATCCTTCTTCAATAGCGTCAAGAGTTAAGCGATACTTACCAAAAATATAAGGAACACGATCACGTTTGACAGCGTAGTTAACTATTGGAGAAACATGAAACTCTGAACCATCTTTTGAGTTAACAATAAATGACTCATCAGCAGCATCTTCACCGTTGTTTTTATACTCTTTATGCTGTACAAAAGTAGGAAACTCAATAATCTTTGTGCTGAAAGGATTGTAGAAGACCCATCCTGTAACTTCAGTAGCATCATCTACACCTTTACCATCTCCATAAAGATTTACTTTAACACCAACATGTCCTGCGTCAATACGCTCGCAACAAGACAAAGAAAATATCATTAGTAGCGCCGCAACAGATGATAATAAAGTTATTTTAGCTTGGTTCATTGTTTTTTGGTTTTTTGATATTGTTAATAACCTTTTGAAATACTGTCACAATTATCGTGGACAGTGCAATGACAAGGGATAAGGCTATAATAAAACCCATGTACACTGCTATATTGCTGTCTTGATTCATCAGCCAAAACGCAAGGCGTGATAGCTCCATAATGAGTGCAAAGACAAACAAATAGACAAAAATTTTAATATAAATGTTTTTGAATTGATTCATAAGCATTAGTAACAAACCCAGATGCAGAAGTTACTCTGCACCTGGTGTTCATTTTGTTAAAGAGTGACCCGTTCTTTGATAAGCTTGTCTACTTTGCGTGACATATAGTTGATCATGTCATTAGGTAGATTTTTGATGTCAGTCATCTTGATAAAGTAGTCAAACATTTGAGCTGAAGGCACTGATTCTTCAATAGCAATCTGAATTACCTGAAAACCTAAAGCCTGTGCTTTTTGAACTTTAGATTTGGTGTCTTCAATAGCAGATTTGCCACTGTAGCCTACAGCTGAAGGCTGACCATCTGAGAGTACAAACAACAAGCCCTGATTGGGTGTGTTTTTACGTACTCTTTTTGCAAAAGCAAGTATAGCGTCACCGTCGCGGTTGTTACCTCTTGCTTCAATAGATCCTAAGGAAAAAGGATCTGTGACATATCCTTTCTCACGGTAAACACGCAAGTAAGTGAGATGTGTAGAAGGTGTATCTGCAGTATGACCATACATGTACAAGTCTACATCAGGCATGTTTTTGAAAACTTCGTTAATGAATATGGCAGCTTGTCGTGCTTTGTCAATTTTGCTGCCTCCCATGGAGCCTGATTCATCAATCAATACGCCCACACAGATTTTATTTGTGGTGACGCGTCCCATTCTTTCATAGATAGTAGGGACGTTTTGAACAGCTTCTGCAATCTTGTTGGTATCAAGTCTACCAGAACGCATTGACTTCATTACAAAAGCCTGGTCTTTACTTTTTCTTGCAAAAAGCTTTTGAAGCACAGCAGCTTTAGTACCGTCTACTTTGTGCAACGCATTTTTGTATGCGCTGACATTAGTGTCAGCTTTTAAGAAGACTACAGTGCTGTCTTCAGCAAAACCTTCTTCATCATAATCTTTAGAATTAGGTATATGATGCGCGCCAGGTATCATGTCCTCAGTAAAATCTTCAAACTCTTTTGTGAAAGCTCCTTCTTTGTTACCTTCTTCAGCATTAATCAAAGATTTGATCATCTCTTTAGCTATCTCATCCAGGTCTGATTTACTCAGCTTTGGTTTTGATTTGCCAGAAGATGACCCACCGTCTTCTTCATCATCTCCTTCTCCAGGTGGAGGTGGTTCTTCGTCTTCGGTATATTTGACAATGATGTTGGTTAAAGAAGTAGCCATGCTAGCACATTCTGCAGTTGTATTAGGTATGCCGCCATACTTTTTCAAAAGACGTTCAATAGCTGTTACAGGCTTTTCAAATTCTTCAAGATCACTTTCAGAAATATTAGCAGGATAGCGTAACATTTTGACAATAAGATCCATCAAACGCTTTTGAGCAGGTTCTTCTTCCCCTACAACTGGTGCATTTTCATAGCGATGGTTCTTGAACTTTTGAACAAACTTAAGATAACCTGGCAGACGATCTGCAAGTTTTTTGTCAATACGTTCTGTATTCAACACAGTAAACAAAAGATCTTTCAGACCTACGTCTTTAGAGGTGTCTCTTGCTTTCATAGTCTGATAATACTCAGAAGTAGTCTGCATTGTGGCCAGTGCAGCATTTTGAATGGAAGCACCGTAAAACGCATCCAACAGCTCTGTGTCTTTGTCCAGGTAGTTTCCTTTCTTATCGCGCAACATGCTCAATGGAATTTGCACTGAAGGATTACGTGAATTTGCTTCTACGTTATTGGTGTATTCAAAGTCTTTAGGAACACCAATTACCCTGAATATAGAACCAATCATCTTAGCAGCTACTTTCAGAGAGTCGTTATTGCGGACAAAGAATGAGGAGTAAGAATCTCTGCCTCTGTCCCAGCTGAAAAATCTTTTAGAGTCATCAGCAAATGTGTAGGCATCTTCTGCCCTGCGGTTAAACCAGTCTCTTGACAGTTTACTCATGGTGTTTTAGTTTTAAGTTTTGTCTGACAAATAATAAACATTTGCGACATCAGGGTGTGAGCAACACGAATGTCACTCACAACCCTTTTGTCACAAACTCGCTGATCCTACAGCTTAAAACGCAGAAACGATAGACAATACCTTGCTGCGCTCACTCACACCAATGCTGTCTTCAAACAGCGGCATGATCGTGGCCAGCAATGCTTTGTCTACTTCAAAACCATCAGAGATAAGTGATGCAGCTTGCAAGGTGTGACGAACTGACACAGGAGTGGATAGTTCCTGTTCTTTGTACTGCTTGCGAATCTCATTAGAGACTCTGACAATAGCAGTAGCAGCCTTTTCGTCTACGCCGGTGCGCAGTTTTAGCACATTAATCTCATCACGCTCTGAAGGATAGCCCAGCTCTACAGGAAAGAACCTGTCAAGCAAAGCGCGATCAATACTATGGGTGCCAGAATACTCTGAACCCAGGTTTGCAGTAGCAAAGAACACGGTGTTTTCATGCACTGCAATCCTGCGCTCACCATCTTCACAAGCGATATCTACAGGCAAGTAACGTCGCTTGTCTAAGCATGGAAATAGGATATTATTAGCTGCAAGTGGAGAGCGGTTAAGCTCATCAAGCAGTACAATACCACCGCTCTGAATGTGAGAAACAAAAGGTGCTTGTTCAAACGAAGAGTGACCTTCCTTGTTTAGACGGTGTACACCTAACAGAGCGCTTTGGGCGTCTTGTACAGTACCCATATCTTGGATATAAAGCTCTTTTCCCATAGCAGTTGCCAAGTGGTAAAGAATTTCTGTTTTACCGCTACCAGTAGGTCCTACAAGTAAGGTGTTTTCACCACGCAGCGCGTTGCGGCACATCAAGAACCAGATGTCTGGATCAATGTGAAAGCCAACATCTTCTGTTTTAGGTACAGGATAATGCGCTGCAATCGTGCGACGAATGTTGGTTCCAGTAGATGTTGTTCCTGGCTCTTCAGGCTTAGGAGCAATCTTGTCGTCCCAGACATATTCATAGCCGTATGAAGCCATCTGTTCAGCCATTTTCTTGGCGTATTCTACACCATAGTCAGCGCTGTCCAGGAAATAATCAACAGCAAAGTCACAGACTTTCTGCAAACGCTCTTTGTCAAGTGATGACAAAGGAAATAGGTTACCTTCAAAGGAAAGAGCGATGATGTTCTCTTTGCGAATATGCAAGTGATCTGCTTCAGGAAAGTCATAGCCGTCAGAAACAAAAATGGTTTCCAAAGGAAATTTAGCAAAATCAGCAATAGAAGTTGTAATCTTCAAATCTTCAATGCTACGGGTGAGAGTTTTCTCAAATGCCTGTTTAGGCAATGTTTTAATTTGGTAGCTAGTACCTTGAATAAAGCTTTGTAGTAGGATCATTTTTGTCTTTTTGTTAGAGTTGAATGTTTAGTAAATCGCAAAACCATTGCAGTTTTGAAGAAAGAGCGCAAAGTCTCTCATGTTGTCAGTAGTTGTACCATGTGAGGTTTGATAAGCAATGCCGTCTAGTTCTGCGTCTCCAAAAAAGTATGTGTCGTACTTTTCATTGAGACGCTTCAGTTTTTCTGGATCATCTAGGGTGCAAGTAACAATGTCACCACGCTCATTTGGCGTTTTGAACGTCCAATAACCCATATTTAAGCTCACAAACCTGTGTCCTGCTGCTTCTATTGCGGAAGCGTGTGAATTGAAGGCTTCAGCGAGCTTTAAGCAGTGTACAGGGTCTGTGATACCGCCACCGCTATTGCTACCAAGAGCATTAATCTGTTCTTCAGGAATGTTCAGGTCATACTTTCTATTGAAATGAAACACCAACATTTGCAAGGGTCGCCAGTGCCACCAGTTGTTTCTGAAGTAATAACCAGGGTTTTGGTCTTCCCATTTGTCAAGTTTATCGTAATACTCAGTGCGTTCTTCAGCAGAAAGTTCGCTGAAATTGTCAGGATAAGAGGGTTTTTCGCTTGTCAGCGCAGGCTTTAAGCCATAAATGTCTACTCCCATAAACAGTAAATTTTTATAAGGGGGATGGTCACCAGTGACCAGGGGGATAGTCATGGGTGACCACACCCCCTAGTCATGGGTGACTAGTAAGGAATAAGAAGAATTAAAAAGAGAAAGGCGCGCAGTTGAGGGGTGGTCATGGATGACTACCCCCATGCTTAAAAGCCTCCTTTAAAGTCGTCAATTCTGAATTCATCAGAGCCAGAAGACCCATCGTTGTCATCGTCATCTTGACCATCACTATTGCCAAATTTGATCTCTTTAAGCAGATTAATAAGCTCTATTTTGATTGCGTCTAACTTTTCATCATCACCATTTTCTGCTGCCTTGCGAGCGGCATCTTCAAGTTTTTGCAAACGAGCACGGTGTGAAGAAGTAGCTGATTTAAAAGTGTCATTCAGTTTATCAGCTTTGTTGAATTTTTCTATAATGCCTTCTCTGATAGCAGAAAGTTGTTCAGTTATCAGGTCAATCATGCCAAGTAAGCCAAAAGGATGTCCTTTGACTTTTATAATTTTGCCATTTGGCAAACCATTTTCATCACTTTCCAAAACGATCATGATATGGTCATGCATTGACTTTTCATTTAGTTCATCTGAAACATTTTCAAGGATTTTGATCAATGATGTTGAAGTGGGCTTGTTCATAGGTGGATTTGGATTTTTTAGGGTCTAAAAGATTAACAGTAACTGTTTTGTTCAGGGTAGTATTAAAACCACGTGTCACAACGCCTTTCTCAGAAAGTTCTTTAAGGATTCGCTGCACTGTAGATTTGCTTTTACCTGAAAGCTTTGCCAATTTTAATAAAGAAGGGTAGCAGTAGTCTTTGCTACCGCACATACAACAGATAATTCCATAAAGGCCTTTTGCCTCTAAGGACAAATGCTCAGACATTGCAACATGGTTATTGAGTCTACCGTAACTCATTGGCTAGAGATTGCAAAGAGTCATCACACTCCATGATCACTTCAGCAATAGGTTCAAGTTTTTCAACAACCAGCTTGGTGAGCTTGTAGTATTCTGTTTTTCTGAAACGCTCCACATGTTCTGGAGGAACTTTTTTGATAACTACTCCTTTACCGATTGGAGTGTCAATTGGCTTAGAGATCTGCTGCTGGTCAAGATTGCTGTCCAGGTTTTCCAGGTACTTTTTAAAACGAAAGTAGACCAGTAACAGTTCAGCATTGGTGAGACCACCGTACTTGACGATGGCCTCACTGTTTGCAATGGATTCACTCATGGCATGGAAACATTTTCTGGAGTGATAGTGTAAAAATTCTTAGGAAGAAGCCGGCGTGTGATGAACTCATCAATAACCTCTTTGGTAGAGATTCCCAAGCTGCGTAAAGTAATATGCTTAGGAACATCCAAGTACCAGTCAAAGTCCTTGGTGCCAATTTCCATGTCAGGAAAAATAGCATTCAAAAGCTTGGTTTCAGCTTGATAATGACGTTTAGCTTTTAACACATGCAAAGCGCGTTTGGCTTTTTTGTAGTCTTCTACAATATTTGTAATGGCAGTAGGAGACATTGATGCCATTTGTTCTGGTGTGTATTCTTTTAATCCATACATGAGTCTTCTGAACATTTGGCGTTGAATCATGTTCAGATGAATTTTCTCAAGATTTTCAGATGTTTCAAGAATATGTTTAGGTTTAAAATCAGATTTTTTCTGATAAGTATTATCATAACGCTGTATGATTTGTTTACCATTTTTGTCATAGGTTATGATGCCTTGTGCTGTGGCAGTAATTGAAGGGTACTTTTTCATAAAGTAGTATTTTTTTATTTTTGATTGTCAATGTGGGTTTTAGATGTGATAGATCTCACAATATTTGTCAAAATAACTAGTTCAATAAAATGAACTAAAATCTAGAACTATTTTTTTTAAAAATAGGCTTGTCAAGGTCAACAACACGACTCAAGATGAACACAGCAAAAATTGGAATTGCTGTAAAAGGTGCTAATAAAAACATTATAACATCTGACCAAGTAATTTCACCATCTTGTTCGCCAAAACAGCTAGAAAGTATCATTATTGCTGAAACTATATAGGATATAATCAAGTAAAGCATAATTATTAAAAGAGGTGTTTTATAGGAGACATGATTGTAAACTCTCCTTCAAGATTATGCTTTTTAGCTATGTGCATGATTTCTTGAGGAGTATTTCCCTGAAGCATTATGAGATCTCCATTTTGATCTGCCATAAAGCATACATGGGGTGGTGACATATATTTGTTTTGTATGTAGAGTTGATATTGATAATCATCATCAATGTTATCAAATCCTTCTACATTAGCTTCATGTTCACGCATTTGCATAAACAGTTCTTTCATTTTTCCCATTGGGTAAAAGTGGTTTAATAGTCTTCAAAAATGCTTGAATCAGATTCTACTTGCAGTTTTAGGTAGTTACTGCGACCCAAAAACTCTTTGATTATATACTTGTCAGTACTTGTTAACAAAGGGTTTTGAGAATCTAAATCAATGCTGAAAATGACAGAAATATTTGGTTCATCTGTTACAGGATCTGTAAAATTCAAAGGACTGACAGTGCATGTTTTCTTATCAGTGTCATAGTGTAATTCAAGTGATTCAAATTTTTCATCAAGTCCTGGATATGATACAGGATCACTGAAGTTGTACAGTTTTATTACGTTTTGACCTGTGCGATAAGATTCTGAGCTTAGAATTGCTTCAGGTGAAACTGATTCAATAGCATCTTTTATAGTGTAAAAGCGTTTAAAATTTGCTTTTCTCGTTTTTTTACAAACTGTCATCAGCTCATAGCAAGGACTATACATCATGGGATTATAGACCATGTTTTTACCATTGTAAAAGTCAATAAACTCCTGCTTTAAGCTTTTTAGCGACATGTTCAACTTGTGAAGCATATGTTGGAGATTCTGCATAGTTTTCTTTTAGATATTGATAATAACTTTCTTCTGTATGTATTTTGCTTAAAAAAGCGCATTGATACAGTGCGTAATCAAGTACACTTTCACGCCAATGGTAGTACACAGCATGACCTAGTTCAGAACCTGAATTGGTGGTTGCACGACTTCGCGCTTGCTTCATACCAAAAAGATTATGGTTGTTTTTGAATATCTGTGACTTAAAATGACCAGATTCAATAACAGCCTGAGCATGAACAATGTGAGGAAATTTCACATTTAGTTCTACAAGATAATTTTTCAGTTTTTCTTCTGAAAATTTGTCTTCTTCTTTGATTATGAATGCTTTTTCAGCATCTGTTAAACTTTTTGTTCCTTTTGTATAACCTGCGTTATGACCCATGTAATATGCCAATGATGCAGATAGTAAAGAAAATAGAACTACAAATTTAATAAAATATTGTAGAGCTGAAACATATCTTAAAGTTTTTTTACAATATTTGTAGAGCATGGGTCATTTTTTAAGTGAAACAGATATATGTAGACTCAGTTTTTTATAGTGTCGTTTTATACACTATTAAAACTTGAGGCTAAACTTGCTTTACACCCAAGAGTTCTATTGGGATCTGATGTAAAGTCTTTACCTGAACTACGCTGGCGCTGCATCATGCCCTTACGTCTAACAGCAGTGTGTTGCAGCTTTCAAAGAGATACCTTCTGACAAACCCATTCA